CTTAATTCCCGATTCAATTGGCATATTAGGCGTAATCTTTACTTTACGTCCAAATGCCTTTAAAAGTTCTTCTGTACTTTTGCCGGTTTTAAAATCTTTAGTACGTCCATCATGGGGCAAGTAATCATACCCCCAATTATACTTCTTACTATTCAATAGTCCAGCATAATAATCTAAGGTCTTGTGGTCATCCTCAATACTTTCGATAATACGAATCTCACTTCGGACTTTTTGTACTAAGAGAATTGACATCGAGTCATTCCAACCCAAATCCCAAATAGCATGAACTTTAAGTAATGGGTCATAAGGAACATTACAAATTCTGCCGTGCATCGTTGCAGCGTTAACTTCATTCGCATAAATAGCACCTGTTACAGCACTGCGGCATTTACCAAGCCAAATGTTATCATAATCCTCTGGGTTTGTTGTCATGCAATGTAAGCGCTCTGCTTCAAGCTCTTTAGGGAAATAAGGATTATCGCTAAAGTTCATTTCAACAACAGTTGCACTCGGAGCAGGATTAAGTACAAATCGCGTGTAAGTATCATCCGTATCTAAGTCTGGATTGAAACTCACCCAAATCTCAGAATCATCTTTACGAATTGTCGGAATAAGAATATCCCAACTTTTCTTACTTACCGTTTGCGCTTCCTCTACCCATACAATATCACAGCCTTCAATAGACTTGATAGATTCAACTGTATGTTGCGCTAAACCGGCAAACATAAACAGCGATCCATTCATCCCACGAATCTCTGTTTCAAGGACAGTAAAGAATGCCCCAAGTCCAAGTCGTTGAATTTGATCGGATAAAAGCAAATGCACCGATTGCTTAATACTTTTTTGAATCTCCCGTGTGCATAATACGCGCATGGGTTTTTGAGCCGCTAAAAGAATCAGTGCTTGTGCAAAGTTATAACTTTTCCCGCTGCCCCTTCCTCCGTGTGCTACTTTATAACGTTTCGGAGCAAACAAGAATTGGAGTTTCTCTGGGAAATGTACATCTAGGTTTTCAGCCATTGTTTATTGTCGTATCGGATTTAATGAAGTTTAAGGTAATACATGGTAAATCTGCACCATCCTTACCGCTGTGTTCAATCTTATCAACGAACATACCCATATTCTTAGCAAGCAATTCACTGGCTCGAATACGCGCATCTAACTTAATATAATCACCATTTTCATCTTTGTTATTGCGAACGAGGTTAGTCCAAAATTCCTGTATCTCAAAAATAGATGCAATATTAGCCGCGTACTGTTCTCGAATCTCGGTCACAATCGCATGATGACTGGAAGTCACTTCTCCCATTTCTTTCCACGCTGCTTGCACATTAGGATTATTGAGAAGGCTATAGGCTTGTTTACTTGCCGCCTTATCTGAATATCCCGCTGCAATAGCCGCCTTAGTACCGTCCTGCCCATTACCTAAGTAATGGGTCAAGAAAGCACGTTGCTTGGAAGTGAGCTTGCTTAGAGCTTCAAAATCCATATTACATCATCGCAGGTCTAGTTGGTTTACCCATAGGCGCGGCTTGTGCTGGCGCACCGCCCATACCCATACCGCCTTCTTCACCGCCAAAGCCTTTAGTAAATAATGACTCAGCACTTGCTGATTCCCCACCTTCTAAAAGACCTTTGGCAATTTTCAAAGCATCGTTAAGGTCACGCGCTTTTTGAACACCTGCGCCCATGCCTTCTTCCATACCTTCCATTGCGCCTTCACCACCTTCAGCCATTTGTTCCTGTTGATTTTCTGTTTCAACAGTGTATTGACCTTGTGCATCGCGTGTAATTGTAACTGCTAATTCTTCCATCTTCTTTCCTAGTTAAAGGGCGCTACGGTATGTAGCGCCATGGGTATTATAAAACTTGTTTAGTTTAATGCTTGAGTTTCTTTTTCAAATTTATCACGTTTTTCTATCACTCTATTAATTCTATCTGTGTATTTTTGAATTACATTATTCCTAGCTTCATCGCCTAGATTAGGATTTGCTCTTAATTCTTTTGTCAATTGAGCTTCAATACTTGTAATCATATTTTCAAATACAGTTAGTTTTTTATATTTTTCAAAATCAACATCAATACTTTTTACAGATAATCCTGTCATTAAGTGAAGAAATGCCTGTTGTTGTGTTTTTTTAGGTGAACCATCTTTATTCATTATCCCCTCATATTCACTTGGGGATTGTGATTTATAAATAGTTGCAATATCCCCTTTTGGACTTGTCATTGGTGGCATCATCATACTATAACTATATTCAAGAATTGTTTGCAATTTTTGAGCCGATGTATCATTTTCATCAATAATTTGCTTACCTGTGAACGTATCTTTGTTTGTATTTATAGCCACAACTGCTTGAGTTAAAGGACTGCTAAATACACCTGCTGAATCTGCAAAATTGCGTAATTCCGCAACGTCTTGATTACCTACTAATCTGCCTAATGAGTTAATACCCTCTGCCGTTTTTGACCAAGGAAATAATCCATTCATATCAATAACTTGCGTTCTACCACTAGCATCTTTCATAGGCAATACCCAAACATTACCTGCACGTTGCATACGCTCTGGCAATAACTTGAGAATAGCTTTTAACTTATCCTCACCGTCATCACCAAAATCAGCCGCTGCCGCAAGAGATAATGCGTAACCTAGCATATAGTAAGGGAGTAGCGAAGTAGGTCTATTAACAAATGTGCGTAAACTAGATTCAAATGATTTTACAATCCAAGTAATAAATGGGATACCAAACGGGACAGTTCGTAACCATTTTACCCATCTTGGGACAAAACTATAGTCAAATAAGGCACGATGCGCCATAACCGCTGCGGTAAGATCGTTTGCGCCTTTTGATTTTAAATCAATAAATTTAGCGGTTTTAAATACCATTTCAATAGCTTGATGAAAATTACTAGCGCCTCTAACACCTTTACCTGTTAAATAAGATAATTCTCTAAATAAATGCGTCATTGAAAACCAATCCATATCCTTATCGCTAAATTCAGCTTCATTTTCAAGTAACCAATCTGTAATACCTTGAAGTTCTTGATTGCTAAATGTGGCTTTTCTACCTCCCATATCAACCATTTTTTGGTAATTTTCACCATTGTTCAATACTTCTTTAAATGCTTGAATAACTCGCACAGGTACTTTATCAAATCTAACACCACTGGTATGAAGAAGAACACCATTTGATAATAAGTTCATTACTTGAGTCGGGATATTTATTGCTACATGGGAAAATTTAAACGCATTGGAAATTCTATAAAGTAGTCCGTTATTGCCAAAGAAGTTTTCAAGCGCTGTTTGCTCACCCGTTGCACCATAAGTATTGATAGTTCCTACTAAATCATCATAAATAAGTTTATGGACAACAAGTCCTCTAAGCGATCCATACTTAGCAACATTAGGCATCTTGATAAAATCACTTGGAATAGCATCCATATTTGCTATTGCTAGTGCCGCTGCTCGTTTCATCATTTGTGCTAAATCTTGCATATCTTTTCTATCTTCTTCTGGAGCAGAATAGGATTGATCAAGAATACGGTCAGCTTCTTTATCTAAGAAATAAGGCGTTACTTTACGAACAACAATTTTTTTAGGCGCACCTTCTAAGGCGCTATTAGTTGCCTTATAGTTAATCACTCCATCGTCATCAAATATAGCTGTTGGGCGGTTAGTGCTAGCATCTAACTCAATATTGATAAGTGATTGTTTCCAAACCCATTTTTCATTATCTGAAATTTGATTAAAGAATTCCATCATAGCAATATCGCGTAGTGGAATACTGATTGTGCGAGATGCTAAATAAGCAGGATTTTTAACTTCTCCTTTTAATAATCGACGCACTTCTTCGGGTAAATTATTATCACGTTTTTTAGCGTAACCCATTGACGATAAGGTTTTACCGCTTCCAAGTGATTGATATCTATCGCTACTTTGAATAATATGTTCCAAATATACGCGAGGTAAATAACGACCTTCATACATTTGGTATGATTCCATTGGGATGATATTAAACTCAACCAACTTTTTACCAATGATTTGAATAGCTTCTTTTAAATCTTTAGCTACCTGCGCCATTTGAGGATCAATAATAAAATCAGTAGTGGCTTTGTTATCAGTCAAATAAGTATAGATTTCTTTAGAATCCTCCTTAGTGGCATTTTGCAAAGTTTCAAATACATTGCGGACAATATCATCAACATTATCAATCTTACCTAATGTTTTGTAACGCATACCTAGGTATTTACCAAGTTCGGGTAAATACCCCATTGTAGTTAAATACTTATCGATAAGCTCATTAGATTTATCATTGAGTCTGCGGAAACTATCAAATCGACGAAGCTGTTGAGTTACCCAATCCTTTTCTTCTTCAAGAGAAACATCGTCTGGGTAATTATCTTTATTATCAACTTCTTCTGGGATAGGCTTGGCATTTTCATAAGCCGTATAACCTGTAGAACGATTGACTACTTCACCTTCTTTGGCTTTTTTACTAAATTTAATAGAAGGTGTTACTTTCTCACCTTTATAAGTTTCAGCTCTAGCATCGAACTTAGATTGGTCTAAAATAGTTACATTATCACCATCACGCGCTTTATTATAATTAACAAAGAACCCTTTAGTACGTTCAGTTGCATCCTCAGTGCCACCAGTGTTGTCTTTATTGGTTAAGCCAATAATCATACCGATACCGTCAGCACGTTTAGGGTCTAAGAAACGTGCATCGTAATTATCACCATTCCAGACTTGATACACTTTACCTGTCGCTTCATCAGTAACAGTTTTAGGCATATCATTTTTATCTGAAAACACCATTGCAACATTGAAGCCAGTATCAAGACGTTGTACTGATTGCCGCCAGTTACTGTGTTTGTTAAAGATAGGCACACCATTAACAATTTGGGATACCCCTGTTGAACTGTACGTTATATGTAAATTAGGTAATTTTGAATCTGAGTTTAACTTAGTGTAATCATAAAATTCCACATTAGGATACGCTTTCATTATCGGTTCAAATACTGTTGGTGGAATATCCGAAGTCACATTCAAACGCATAGCAGGTTGATATATTTCTTTATCAATTTTTAAACGATCATTTGTTACAGGATCGCGCAAGAATCTTTTAGGATTCGCGGGATCGCGAACATATTCAAAAGTTTGATTTGCCCATGATTCATATAATTTAATCTCATGTGCAATAGCAATAGCAAATTCTTCTGGATGAAGAACCATAGCTTCCGTTTTTAAATATTGAGAAAGCCTTGCTCCACTTCTATATTTACCTTTACCACCATATAACAAGTTTTGCCCAGATGTTTCCCCTAAGCATAACTCTTCGCAAATAGCAGACACTGGGCAAGTTGAAAGATTTTTGTTGTTTATCTTTTGAGCAGAAGCCAAACCTAAGCCTTGAGATGCAACACTATTTCCTTCATAAGTTAAACCGTAATCACCTACGCGAGTTTTCTCTAACTTTCTATTTTCTGTTAAAAAGGTAGTTATGTTGTGATATCTTTTTAGAACTTTCTTTGCTCTAGTATAGCGAGTCGCCTTTTGACGGTCAGTTAAACCTTTATATTCTTCAACTGCTTTTGCAATGCGCTCACCCACTTCCGTCAAAGTAGTTGTTTCAGCAATACCTTGTTCTCTAGGTTGATTTAATGTGAATAGCTTTAACATCTTTGGTTTTTTCATGAATGCTTCACCTTCACCAATTGGAATGAAGAAATCACGTCTACCATCTTTATGCTCAACACTATCGTCAATTTGTACTAATGATGGATCAATTTGAATTAATACAACCGCTCCATCCATTTCATTAGTAATAGCGCCACGGTTCTCCATTACAGAATAACCGGCTGATTGATTGGTTAAATAAATTCTATTTGCATTTGGATTATCGGCAACTAATTTTCCCTCTTGCAACACCCTACGAGCAATTTCATTTGTCGTTGGATAGTATAGCGAAACAGTTTCATTCTTATTCATAGGGATACCTAATACACTATGAATCCCCCACTTAGCTTGTGCCGCTGTTTTAATTGCAAACTTTGCCAATTCAACAGGTATTTCCAATTGCCCTTCAGACAAATAAGGCATAAACCCTGTTCTATCAAAATACTCTTGTGCTTGTGCTACTTCATATTCTGATGATTTTTTAAGAAGGAGTTCTGGTGCTTTACGCAATGTTGCATTAGCAATGTAAAGCAAATCTTGATCGCTTAGGTTATTTGCCCATTGGATAAATCCTAGCTTTTGTGAAGCAGGGAACATTTTGCTCATATTGCGAAGTGCATTTTTGAGCCATGCTTTGAATCTTTGAACAATTTTGAGTTTAGGCGCATATTTAATTAAATAGGCAAGTGTTTCTTCGCGCAAATCTTCTTGAGGAGTATCGGCATCTAACGCATCTTGTCTACCTTTAACAGCCGCTGGGTTTTTAACTTTTACTAAGTTGTCAGTTTCTTTTAAGAAATTTTCAAATTCAGCTTCATTAGCGCCCATTTTAAGCATATGCACACTAACTTCGTGCATCATTAAATAATGTAAATCTTTTTCTTTATCAATGTTTTCTGCAACAAAATAAGTTTTACCGTCAGCAGGATTATAGAATGCTTCAATATCACCGTTTTTGCTGTACTTAATATCAAAAGGTTGCAATACTTCATTTTGCCAAACACCTTGAAAGCCAATACGTTTTCTATCAATACCTTCGCGGTTAACTACTTTTTGCCATGCAATAGATCGCTCAATACTTTGTTTAACATCAAAACCTTTATAATCGTCCTTTACCCATTCCCATTTATGGTGATAGATAGCTTGTTTATCTGGGTTTTTATTTAAATCTACCGTCCGTATTGTCCCGTCTGGTTCAACTACAATTAAATTACCGTTAATGGGTTCGGGCGAAGTATCAAAATCGGGCGAATTAAAAAATCCAATTGCACCAGTTTTAGTATTATAACGAATAAGGTTATATTCAAAATCATCAATACGTTCTTTAGCATCCGCTAAATCGCCTTGTGGGAGAACCCCTTCATAATCTCTATGAAGATACACCTCATCCCCCATTTTTTTACCGACACCAAATTCAGAATATCTTTCTCCTGCGCCTAACTCTTTTGCTTCTTTTCTAAGCGCTTCTGTTTCAGCAGAACCAATTTCAACTTTTTCTTTTTTAACAGGTTTTAAAATTGAATCTAAAATAGGTGTGCCGCCAGATTTTTGAATAATTACCGCGCTTGCACCATAGCCGTTAATTTTTCTAACATCAAAATCTGGAAGTAATTCTTGAACATAAGCAACTAACTCGTCTGGCTCAATGCCTTTTTGATAATTAGTTTGTTCAACGCCTTTTAATTTACGAGTAACATAAAAAGAATTGGGTTCTTCACCCGCTTTTGAATTTGCAGGTTTAATGGTATCGACATCACCTTTCCAACGACGACTACTAATTACCCCAACACCTCCATCTTTTAAAATTCGCCCAATATTTTTTACAATATCATCTCTAATTGCTCTTGGGACAACATTTAATACGTTTAGATTTACTACCGCATCTTGACTATTGTCTTTAATATTATCGGCATTTGTAAAATCGGGTTCGTCTGTTAATGATTTTGCCCAATTTTCTGGGAAAGGCTCGTAAGATTTTACATTTACATCCATTCCCTTATTAGTCAACGCTCTAAAAACACTTGCCGTACCACGTCCTTTCCCCGCACCATAATCCAATATGTTTTTAAGGTTTGGTATTTTTGCAAATAAGTTTCTAGCAACAGCGGCATACGCCCCCATTGTTGTATCAATTTGGGTGTTTGCTGCGGAACGATCTCCAACTAATGCAAATTTAGTTCCGGTAGATTCTTCAATAATCGCTTGTGCTTGCTCATCAGAGATAATTTCAAACATCCCTGTACCAAGTAACTTATCAGTCCAGCCTTTACCGTAAGCATCGTCACCGGCTTTGGTCAAACCTTCTTTTAAAGATTGTTCGGTGTGAGTATTGGTA